ATAACCATTTGCTGTGCTTGTCGAGATATTACCACCACCTCGACCCACTGTTAGACCATTTAATAGAGAGTCTGCTGATACTGTTAAAGCTCCTGTTATAGTAGTTGCTTTTAAACTTGTAGTACCCCCTGATTGAGTTATGTTTCCTGATGTTGTTAATATTGCTAATGCAGTATTCCCAGTAACTCCTAAAGTTCCTCCTAAAAGAGTATTCCCAGTAACTCCTAAAGTTCCTCCTAAAAGAGTATTCCCAGTAACTCCTAAAGTTCCTCCTATAACAGTGTCTCCTGCTAAATTATCAGATACCCATGAACCATTTATTGAGGTAAAATTAACTACCCCAGTATCTCCTATTATAGTTATGCTCCCTGGTAATGTGAGAGTAAAGGCTCCATTTGCTATAACTTTTATTCTTTGTCCTTCAAAAGCTGCTGTACCTAGAGATATTATTTCTGCTGCTGCTGCTGTTACATCAACAATAACTTCTATATGATTATATTGTGTTAGTAAAGAATCTCCATCTACTGCTGATAGCAAAACTGTGTCTGCGGACATAACAACCCACTTATCTTGGTTTAAATATGGCTCCTGCCCTACATTGGGGCTTACCTCTGTACCTGCTAAAGATTTCCACACGATTCCTTGATTCTGTGCAAATGATTCATCTAGTAAATATCTTCTTGTAGAGTTCCATTCTGGAATACCTTGTACTGCTAACTCATCTGCTATAATTAACGTATCAAACAATATATCATTAGTCTCTAATAGAGAGTAAATAACCTGTCCATACTTATTTTTAACTAAGATAGAGTATGCATCATCAACATATAGCCTTCCAGGTTGCCCATTATTAGAGGGGTAGCCATTAGTAGTTCTTATACCAGTGGCAGGGGCAGTTAGCCCTATATCCCAGTATGCTTGCAATGGACTTGTTACAGGGTTAAGACCAGCTACACCAATATAAATATATCCTGATTCTAAAGGTGTTCCATCTGTATCTGTCCATGTTGGTATAGGCTCTCTTATCTGTTGTATTGCCATTATACTGCTCCTCTTTTATTTTTTATTCTTGTTATATTCAGCTTTTGCTGTTTCATACTTTGCTGTTCTTTCATTAACTCTTGCTAATTCTTTAGCCAGTTCTGCCATCTTAGGACTTCCTGCTGGGAGTCTTTGCATTTTAAGCAAAATATCCCTCACAGCAGGTCTCTCGGACCATTTAGCATACCTATCAAATATAGGACCTACAACCTCTTGTAATCCTGCTCTGATTTGCATACTTGGACCAGCTATTTTAGTAAGTTCTGATTGCTTCTGAGCACCACCAGAAAAATTATCCATAAAGTCTACTGAAGGTTTAGTGTATTTGAAATACTTTCTTGCACCATCTAAAGCATCTAAGTTTTCTTTACCTATTGCAATACCTAATTGCTCTCCTCTTTTTGTTATAGCTTTATTTAAAGCAACTCCTGACATATTATTAGAATCTATCCCTTCTAACACATCAAATATAATATACTCTTTAGCAACAGCTTTTCCTTCTGGAGTTTGTCTGCTCATAAACTTTCTTATTGTGCTAGGCTCTCCAGTTTTAAGAACATTCACCATTACTTCAGGTGTAGCATTCCTTGGTGTATTATATGCCTCATCCATAATCTTGGTTACAGAGCTATCTTGAAAATCATCTATAAGTAGCTTTAATTTTCCATTAGAATATTTCCATTTACTAAGATCTTCAGCAGTGCCATACTCTTTAATATGGTCTAGTTGTGCTTGTTTAACTCCTGCATACACTTTCTTTTTAACTCCTGCTGGAATACTCCCCATATCTTTAAAAGCATCACCTGATAGTTGTGAACCAATAAGGCTTCTTTTCTGTTCCAACTGAGTGAAGGATTTGTTATTTATCTCTTCTGCCCAATTACTTAACTTTTTAGCTAATGGAGAAAGGTCAGAATCATCTATATATTCTGTAGCTAATTCTTGCATATACTTCACTACTTCAGAAGTATCTACAGCTTCTCCACCATCAAGCTTAGTTATTATATCTTGTTTATTTTTTATGAGAGCTGTTACTTCATCTCCTCTTTTTTCAGTAAACTCTTTTAGAAGTTTTTTGCCAGTAGCTTCTTTAGACATAAACTCTCTATCTAAAGGAACATCAGCTTCATCAAACACGTCTTGTACAACTCTCTTAACTTCATTTTTTCTATCTAATAATGCTTGCCCTGCATCACTTCCACCAGAAGTTTTGCTAGCTATTTGATTAAGTCTATTTTTATTTGTAATGTTATCAGCAGCTTTCTGTACTTCTATTGCTGTAGGGTCTGCTCCTCTGCTATTTATTGTTTTAATTACATCTTTTTCTTTAACTGTTAAATCTATCCCATCAACAAGTTTTTTAGCAAGTGCAGGAACTTTCTTTTGAAGAATCCCCATTAAGCCTTGTGTTAGCATATCTACACCAAGTCCTGTTACTGCACTAATAATTGTTTTTTTAGTATCACTCATATCAGAATCTTCTAAAGCTTGATCTACTCCAAATGATGCTGCTGTACTTGTTGTTCCACTTGTTAGATTACGTACAGGATTTGCAGCAAGTGTTTTTCCTATATTCTTAGATGCTGTAGGAGCTAAGTTTTTTACAGCATTTGCTGAAGATAGTTGCCCTTGCAGTCCCATACCTGCTGCTATAGGGATCATTGTGCTTATCATAACAGTGGACAATGTTTCCACTAACTGTTCTGCTTTATTCCCTGGAGCACTTATACCTGCTTTTTCAAGCAAAGCTCTCATTCCATCGGCAGGTCTTTCAAACTTAGTACCTAACACATTATTTAATGTGTCCACTAAAGGTGTAGACACCATTTCTGCTGTTAATAATGGAACTGCTCCCCTAATAGTTGCATCTAAACCACCTTTAAAATCTTGCCCTGCTTTTTGTAGCCTTGAAGTCTGTGCCTCCTGCTTTATTTCAGGTAGACTTGTAGCCTGTGTTTGATTAAAGCCTGTATTTCCTCTTTGAGTCTCCATTATTGATTTAGGAGCCTGTGTAGGCTCTGCTGGTTGTTGCATCTCAGGTAAAGCTGTGGCTTGCTGTTGCACTTCAGGTAACTTTGTAGGTTGCTGTACTGGAGCTTGTTGCTCATACTCATGCTCCCCTGCCCCTTTAGTCATAACAAGGTTCTTAGCATAGGCAGTGAACTCAGGTGTTCCTAATAGTTCCTCTGGAACATTTTTAATAACTGTTTTCCCATCTCTTGAAGTTACATCTACCATTAGAAATCTCCTACAACTGTTTTGTTACTTGTGCCATTTCCATATTTTGCTCTTAAATCTGCTATAGGGGTACTCATAAGAATATCTTTAAACCCAGCACCATATTGTGCTATAAGGGTTTCTCTGTATTTTAAATCCTCTTCTGAATCTCCTACTTCTTCTTTATTAGCTTTCCCATAATTAGAGCCTGTGCCTGTAACATCTTTAGTATTGATCCCTGCCCTAGTGGCAATACCATCGTATCTAGCTGTCTGTTCTGCTTTGGCAGCTATTGAAATCTGTTCTATAGCTTCTGTAACACGTATGAGTTCTGATATAGAATCTTCTCCCAAAGTTTCTCCAGTATTTAACTTATTTAAGAGATTACCTGCAATAGAAAGGATACTAACACTATTTTCTGTTCTAGCTGCTTCTGACTCTCTTACTACTGAAGGAGGGTCTAATACTTTGTTAAAAAGTACAACCATTGCAGAAGTTCCAAAACCAGTTCCCTCTTTTGCAGCAGCTCTAATTTTGTCTGCACTTTCTGATACAACCTTATATGAACCTACCTCTGCATTATACTCTTTTCTAATAGTTGTAGCCTGAGAATTATATTGTGCCTGTGTTAAAGTTCCTTTAGTACTTTTACCTGCAAGAGATATAAACTCTGCTGCTTCATCTTTACCTATACTTTTCAAAAACTCTGTATCTGCTACTGCATCTTTGGAGGTAACATCTACATTTTTAGCTTTGACATAGTTATCTATATCTGATGTAACTGCATCTCGTTTCCCTTTAGCTTGCTTCTCTTTAGCTTCTAAGTAATCTTGCCCCCCTGGGGTAGACTGTAAATCTATCATTAGCATATTAGCGACTTCTTTTATTTGTTTAGAGTCCCCAGATTTAAGTTTATTAAGAAAACCCCCATACATGGTAGCCATTTTATTATTCCCTTTTGCTTCAAAAGCATCTATGTTATTTTGAAGCCAAGTTATTCCTGCCCCTTTATAGTCATTTTCAACAGCAGATAGCCCTTGTGCCTTATTTGTTAATATGTTCTGTTTTGTTTCTGCCAACATCTTATTTGCTATTTCTTTTGCTATTTCTTTATCTTTTTGAGGAGAAAGCTTCAAAAACTTTGCTCCATTTGCAACAGTAGAGTCTTCCATAAACACATTAAAAGCTTTCATATAATCAGCTTTACGCCTTGCCTCATCTGCTGCTGCTTTTTCCTGTTGTAATGCTTGTTGATGTTGTTGCTTCATCTGCCCAACTCCAGCAGCTACTTGTTGTATTCCTTGCATTGGGTCTGGTCTTTTTAGTAAATTAAAATCTATCATGCTGCTCCTCCTGTTGGTATCCCACCACCCTGCATTGACATAAATGCAGAAAGTAATTTCATCATACTATCTGTTGCTGATGGAGGCATTCCAGCAATTATACTGTTTGCATTATTCTCTCCCTGAGCTAGATTGTTTGCACTTGCATTAGTAGCATACCCTCCTAATATATTAGCTGAATCCCTTGCTGTTTGCATAGCATTATTTCCACCATACTGAGCATTTGCTATGCCAAATTGATTTGCCATATTTGCATTATTCATAGCCATTTGATTAGCATAACCTGTGTTCTGTAAACCTAATAAATTAGTATCATTTACATTCTGCATATTTATATTATTGCCATACTCTGTATTAGCCATACGAGCATCATTAGCATATCCTACATTATTCATATTCATTTGGTTATTATACCCTGCTCCCATCATATTCATATTATTGCCATACTGTGAATTAGCTAGATTCATGTTGTTTACATCTCCAGCTAGATTCATATTATTTCCACCAACATAGCCAGCAAGGTTAGTATTAAGACCACTAACAGTGTTTCCATATCGTTCTCCTGCTCCAGCTAGATTTGTTGCTGACTGTTGTCCCATACTAGACAATCCACCTAATTGACCATATCTTTGATCTATCATACTATTTAACATTTGAGGGGCATATTGGGCTAAAGCCCCCTGGGTATTTCCACCTCTAAGCCCACCTGTTGCACTTGCATTTTGAAGTATTCCTACTTCTCCCTGATGCCTCATTTCATCAAACTGGCTACTCTGTTTTATATTTTCAATAGCTTGTTGCTGAGCTTCTGGACCTAATGCTCCTGTTAATGCTTGTTGGACTCCTAATGCCCCTTTTCCAGCATCTACATAAGGATTTAAAAGATCTTGTGTAGCTCCAAATTGTTCCTTTTGTATTCCAAGAGAGGCATTTGTTGCATCTGTATAGGCAGTATTTGCCCCTTCTGTAGCCCCTGTTAGGTTATCAACAGCTTGCCCTGTAGCAGTAGTGTTACTTGCTACAGCAGTATCTATTGCATTTCCATATGCATCTGTTGCTTTATTTGTTGCAGTATCTAAATTAGTTATTGCTTGCTCTGTAGTAGAAGTGCTGTCTCCTATTGCTTTATCACTTGCAATATTTTTAGCTGTTATTGCTTTGAGTGTTTCAGTGTCATTCTTATCTATTGCTTCTAGTGTTGCTTTATCTAACTTATCTATAGCTCCACCTACTCTATTTCCATTTTCATCTATAGTTCCATTTATTGCTTCATCATAGGCTTGTGTTGCTTTCTCAGCAGCAGCTTCTAGCCCCTCCACAGATGTTTCAGCTATCTCTTTAAGAAGTGCATTTGCTTGATCTGTAGAGAGTTGCCCTGCTTCAAGAGCATCTTCTATTGTTTTTCTTTTTGTATATGCATCATACACTCCATAAATACCTCCAGATAATATACCTGCCTGTACATCTATAAGTGCATCCCCACTTTCTACATAGTTCCCTAAATTATCAAGTGTGTCAAATACCTCATTATCATACCATGCCATTTTAATACCTCTCTTTCATCATACACTATATTTCCATTTTATACAATTTATACAATTTATGGCTCTAATACCACTAATCTATCTTCATGATCTGCTACTGTAGCTTCTAATTCTTTTACAATTTCAAACAAGACTTCAAATTGTTTAAGTGTATCATGATCTGTAATAAACTTTGCTAATTGATTTCTTGTTATTCTTATAGTACCTTCTGCCATTTATACCCCCAGTGGCTCTATGTCAGCTTCAAGTCTACTTACTGCTAGATAAGAGTTACTATCTCCTCTAAATCTTTGGACTCTAATGCTTTTCATATGCCCTTGTCTCCACCATACAATTCTTTTAAGCCTATCCCCTGCTCCACTTGTTGTGTCTAAGGTTATTATTCTATCCTGACTCCAGGTTCTACCATCTAAAGAATAAGATGTACTTATTATAGGATCATCAAACCCCATTATTCTTCCTGTTAAGGGTACCAGCTCTAAAGATTTGAATAAAACACCTTTGCTATTGTTATATATTATCTTTGTACTAAACTCCCAAGATACTGCATCTCCATAATGGCTTGATATTGTACTATCTAAAACACCAATATTTCCTGAGTCAGTATCTCCTACTTGCCATGAATCATAACACCATATTGCATCTATGCCTCTATATGTTTGAAGAGATGTTGTTGCAGAACTACTCATAATAAACCAAACAGGTTCTTCCATAGATTTAGAAGCTGTGTGGTCATATACAAATGTTCTGTCTGGTAATCTTATCCATAAAAAAGCATGCCCTTTGTCATTTAATGTTTCCATTACTGCTAGGGATAATTCACTTTCTGAAAAGGTATTTAATATTTCGTCTACTTCTCTAGTGCTTATTTTAGTAGATTGAGCATTAGCTGCCATATATATACCTGGAGCTTCATTTCGCCCACTTCCTATAAAAGCTATAGCTTCTTCATATACCACTGCTGTATGGGTTCCCATAGTTCCACGTTGGATCTGTGCCCCATTTACCCTTTGGAAAGGAAAATCAAACACCTCTCCTCCAACATTATCAAATATCTCTATAGTATATCTATTAAGTGCATATATTTCATTTCTATGTTTTAATAGTGCTTTAATAGGGTCAGGATCTATTTCTGAAGAACCATATTTAGTGATTGTTATTGAGGTAGGGTCATCAATGTCTGTTACAACTAAATACTCCCCGTCTGTTGTCATAAAATATCCATCTATCCATACTACATCTAAAGCATTTCCTAAATCTACATCTGTAACTTGAACAAAAGTTGTTCCATTCCAATAAAATAGGCTGTTATTTGAAGCAACTGCTAATCTATCAAAAGAATAATCCATTGATACTCTTTCACCATTTGTTCCAACATCCCCTAATACTGTTATGACTCCAAGTTCTGTGATAGAGCATAGTTTGCTACCTAATACTCTATAATGTACCCCATTCCAGTTTATTGCCCCTCTTGATACACCATCTCCTGTGTCAGTTCCAAGTCTAACTATTCCTTCAACTGGTCGTAAGTAAGCATCTGATACTCCTGTATTCTGTACTACAGGTATCATATTGATGGGATATTGAGTTTGATAATCTGCACTTTCTCCTGTGTAAACTCCATTGAGTATCGGGATATTCATTATCCTATCCTATACCATGTATCTAAAGTTAGGTCATATTTCAGAGTGAAATAATTATTTGCAGTATCTAACCATGATGCTTCTGTTCCAGACAATGTAGCACTATTACTATCAATAGTAAGTGTTGTTACTATCTGTGTAGAATTAACAATTATTTCCTGCTTATCTACAAGATTAGTATTTAAAGGTAATGTAATTGTTAGTGTTGCTATAGTTCCTGCTGGAGTTAGTATTAAGTGAATATCATCACTGCCATCTGTAATTGCTACTGTAGTTCCTGTAAGTGGTGCAGAATACTGTGTTGTTGGTGATGAGTCTGTAAATGTTAGGTTATCTTGAAATAATGATAATAAATAGCTTAAAGATGTTCTTCTTGTTGAACCATTTCCTGTGTCCCATATTACTATAAGATCTGATAATTCTGGGGTTACTGCTGTCTGTTTATTGATTGTATTACTCATCGAAAACTCCTTCTAAGTCTAGTTCTGCACTATCTCCATCTTTAAGTGTTTCTGATGGTGGTGCTGTAAATGGGTAGTCTGCTTTATATCCAGCACCTTTTGGCATTTGTCTAAGTTGCATTTCTGCCACTGGTGACGATATAGAGTATAGACTATTCATTGCTGCTTTAGCTAATATTCGTGTCTCTTGTGCTACTGTTTTTCCATAACTAGGTGCAACTCTTATAGCAAGATTTAAAATAACTGCCTCCCATGCAACATCTGATATATTGGAGTCCTGAGCTAATTCTGATCCATCTGCTGTACTTGGTATAGGATAACCAAGTTTTATACCTTTAGAGTCCCATTGTGCCATCATAGCATCCAATCTTCGCATAGCACTTTCTGTCTGCTCTGTGCCTATATCAAAATCATAATCAGCTATACCTATTTCATTAAGTGCCTCTAAAACTAATTCACCTTTTGTATAGCTCATAAATCATCTCCCTTAAAAATCATCAAAATCTTCTTTATCTTCTTTATCTTCTTTATCTTCTTTATCTTCTTTATCTTCTTTATCTTCTTTATCTTCTCCAACAATCTCTTCTGCTTCTGCTTCTGATTCTGCTTTTGCTTTGTTCTTAGCTATTGTTGCTCTTCTTTTAGCTAGAGAAGCAGCTTTCTTAGCTGCTTCATCTACATCTTCTATAATTTCAAACTCTCCTGCTACTACTCCATTTAAAGCATCTGAGAAGCTATCTATATACCCTGCTTCTATCCCTGCTTTGTACTCTTCCATGTTCTCTACTACGATAGTGTCATATGTTTTTGTTGCATTAAATGTAATAATACCTGGGCTTTTATATAAGTTTCTTGGCAAATCCATGTTATCCCCTTTAAAATAGGAGGCAAAAGCCTCCATTATTAAATACTAATTCTATATGTGATATAAGTTGCTGCTGCTGTTTTTCTAGTTCTGAATAAACTTGAACTAGCTGTTACTACAACAGGATCTCCTACAATTGTGTGCCCTGAAGCTGCTGCTGTAACTGTTAAACTATTTGCCCCAACTTTAATACAGGACCAATCAAAAGACTCTCCAATAGCCATTTCTAAGGCTGCATCCATTACAGTTCCTGTATCTAGTGTTGCTGCTACTGTTGCTGCTGCACTTGTTACAATCCCTGATAAAATCATGGCTGCTGTTAAAGTTCCAGTTGCATCCAATACCCCTGGTGTTCCTTGAACCCTTATCCCTCTACGCTCTGTTATTACAGGACCTGTACCTGCTTGGTATAGGGCTGAATAGTCCCCAGTTTCAATAGTAACTATTGTTTCTACTGAAAAAGCATCTGAAGTATACTCAACTCCTGCTACAGTGCTAAATAACACTGTTTCTCCAGGTATAATATTAGGATAACCTACTTCTTGTGTCACTTTCACAATATCTCTGGAGTATATTGCTAATTTATCACTTGCAGCAATAGTAACTGTTACTCTGCTGTTTCGATTTAATTTATCAGACATATCTCCCCCTTATGCTAGTCTGTATGTTACATATGCTGTAGCTGAACTTTTTCTAGTTCTAAACAAACCAGATGTAACTGTAGCTACTGCCATTGTACCAATAACGGTATGTGCTGTGGATGCTGCTACTGTGAATGCGTTAGCACCTGTAACAGAATTAACTGCCCAATCAAATGACTCTCCAACTGCTAATTCTACTGCTGCCTCTAATTCTGTAAATGTTGGAAGTGTACCTGTTACCGCTGCTGCTACTGTTGTTGTTATTATCCCTGACAACATACCAGATATCATAACTGCTGCTGTTGCTGCTCCTGTGGTGTTTGCTGCTACAGGTGCTCCCTGCCCTCTTAAACCTCTTCTCTCTGTTATTACAGGAGCAGTTCCTGCATTATAGTATACATCTTGGTTCCCTGCTTCAATAACTACTACTGTTGCTATTGATACCGCTGATGATACATATTCTATATCCGCTTCTGTTAATTTTAAAAGTGTTGTAGAACTAACAAAATTTGGATAATTCCCTTTTGTGTAAATGTTTGCTGGTGCTTTTGAATACACTGCAAGCTTATCACTAGCTGCAAGTGTAAACTCAACACTACTATTTCTTTTTAATAAATTAGACATTGTTATTCCTCCATAGAATAAAGGGACCTATTAGGTCCCTAGTTTTTAAGTTGCTGCTGACTGTGAAAATAAGATTATTCCAGACCTTTCAGGAGATAAATTAACAACACCAAAATAACAGTCAATTCTGAACTTAGTTTTTAATGTGTTAATATCAAATTGCTTAGTCATAACTATCTCTAAACCATTAGAAGTAGTCCCTCTCATAACTGATGCCCCTGCATTTTCAGGTACTGCATATCTTCCTGGAAGAAGTTCTATAGCCCCTTTTTGCCAGAATACATTAACATTTGCTGCAACACTGTTTAAGAATACAAGTGCTGAAGTTCCTGATTTAGTCCCAATAGTACAGTTCTGGTATTGCGTTCCAGACTGTGAAGAAACTTGGTTAGAAATAATTGGAGGTGAAACTGTCATAGTAGTTCCACTATCTACACTAATTACTCTAAAAGTTTTTAATCTTCCAGTGCTTGCTTTTGTAATATGATGCACTGAATATACCGTTGCAATTGTAAACGCATCTCCTGCTACTACAGAAGTAGTGTCAGAAACTGTTACTTGCTGATATCTATATCCTACATTTGAAACTTCTCCAGTTGTTGCTGTACTTGTTGCTTCTGGAGCATAAAATTGTAATGCAGCATCTAAAGTAGAGATTGTTACTGTCCCTGCTGCAACAGCTATTCTATTTGAATAGTCCATTTTAAATGTTTCCATACCTGCAATATTTCCTACATATGCTTTATCATAAGCAGTAAGCACTTTACTTGGGGACATATCAGATCTATTTGCTAGATTTGCTGCCATTCCATTATATGCTAAGCTTGATAATGCTACATACCTATCATAGTTAATAATACCCAGCTCATTCATCAAAGTATCAATTTTTGCTATATCTACAAATCCTGCTGCTGCTGTAGTCTGTGTTACAACTAAAGTTCCTTGTAAAGCTATAACATTATTAACTGCAACATTGATATCAGAAGCTATTTTTTGCTTTGCCCCTTCTCCAAGTCTACCTTCTTGTACTGCATCTCTTAATTCAAGAGCTGACATTAACCAAGGTACTGATTTTTTAAACCCAATAGTTGCTGGTACACTACATTGTACTTTATCAGCAAAGTTTGATGTTTGATCCTCACCATCATATGACTCCATGATGTAAGGTTGTGGTCTCCAAATAACATCATTAGTTCTCTCCATTGATGTTCCATCTGTAGAGTATTTTTTAACTATCTTACTTAGAACCTGTGCATCTTCAAAACCAACTAAAATCTGGTCAAATGCCACTTTCTCTTCTTTTGTAAACTCATTAGCCATTTTGTGTCTCCCTCATTTTTCTTATATACGCTGCAACTTCGGATCTATCTCCTGTCTTGTCAGCTTTATCTCTTAATTTCTGCAAAGTTGCGTCTGTGTTTCCAGAAACTCCCCCTGCCTTACCTCTTTTTATTCTTGTCTCAGGCTTTGGTGCCTTTCTTTTTGTAACTTTCAACTGTGCCTCCACTTTTGCCACTTTAAAAGCAAAATCAACAATATTAGTGATTTTAGCTAATTCAGCCATCTTCTTAGGGTTTTTCCCTATTGCATAGACTAAAAGTGCTGCATCATCTGCTCCCTGTACAATAATACTTTGTTGTGCTGTGCTAAAAGTATCTGCTACAAGCTCTTCTGTATCTTGAAAATCTTTAAAGTTGTGCTCTTTTCTTGAACTGGCATAAACATCTTTTCTAACTTGCCACTGCTTGTTCTGTTCTTCTACAACATGCTGCTTTTCCACAACTTGACTTTCTACTTTTCGTTTTTTAGTATCATAAGCTAACAACTCTTTCTCATACAATACTTCATCATAACCACATGAAGCTATTGTAGGCTTAATCCCAAGGGTCACAGTTTCTTCAACTGGCTTGTTCATTTGCTCTATTTGCTTCTTCAGTTTTTTGTTTTCAGCCTCATACTTTCTATTAGCCTTTCTTACTGTTTTAACCCACTTTGGGGCTTCTTGATGCTCCCCTTCAGTTTCTTCCATTTCTGGATCTACTTCTGGTTCACCTATTGATACGACACGATCTTCTTCATCATCCTCAACATCATCCTGGCTTATCTCAGGATCATCTTCCTCTGCCTTTTCTTCCCCATCAGAATTGTCGGCATTCTCAACAATTTCCTCTGCTTGGTTATCTAAGATTTCATCTTCAACAACTTCCTCTTCAATAACTTGATCTTTGCCCTCTACACTCATTGTATACCCTTCCTTCCTCAAATGCAAGCCTTAGCCTGCGTTTGGCTTTTGTTTTTGTGACATTGCTATTCTTCTTGACTCTAATAGTTGTTTTGCTTGGTTGTCTTGGTGCTGTACTTGCAACTTGTTAGAATCTTGTATTCCCTTCTGTCTAGCTTGCTCCTGCTGTGCTTGTTGCTGTGCCATAGCTTGTGCTTGGCTTAGCTTATTACTCTCTATACTTGAATATGTTTCCACTGTTTTAGCCTTATCTAATTCAGAAGCAGTTTTTAACTTAATTTCTTCTGTAGCAGCTTTAAGTGCTTTTGCTTCAGCTTCTTTAGCCATTGCTATATATGCTTGTTCTTCTGCTGAAGGTTCTTTGCTCTTAGCAGCTTCTTCCATTGCTTTAGCCTCTTCATCTGTAGGTTTTAAAGCTCCCATATTAACAAGTTTTTTACGGAAATACTCTCTTATTTCAGATATACCATCACCTTCCATATTAAGCATAATCATTGCCTGTAGCACTTGCTGTGTCTCAGCATCAGATGCAACTGATAACATTCCTGTAAGAGTTTGTACTGTTGCTTCTCTCTGTGAAGCTGAAGCTGGCCCAACATCTACATTTACATCAAAAGTAGCTTTAGTTAAGTCATTTTCATCTGTAATTTTTCCATTATCAAACCCTGGATTTAGAAGCTTTACTTGTCCCATTTTATCCATTGTATCAATAGTTTTCATGGCTCTGCCTTTTTCAACATAAACATCTTTTGCCATGGACAACCATATCTCCCCACCTCTTTTTACACCCTTAGAAAAATTGGACATATAAATAAAAGCTTGCCCATCTATTCTTTTCTGGATCATTTCATGTGCTTTACCAGATACGTGGGATATCATCTTATCTGCTTCTCCTGAATTACCTAAAAGTTCTTTCATATCCATATCACATATTTGCATAAGTGCTGCAAGTGCTGGTGGAACTACTGGAGGTTTAACAAATCCTATTGGTCCTGCTGGCTGTTCTCCTCCAGCAGCATCTGTAATAGGGTTTAATGTCAGATAAGGCCAATTCATAATATTATCATTAGCCCATCTATCCTCATGCCCTGCCACTTGTTCTGGTGTAAATATAGGCTTTTCCCTTGGAGATAGAGAAGAAATCTCTGCCAACTCAGAAATAAGCATATTTTTAAGTCTCTGTACATCTTTAACAAGTCTTACATGACCCATGCACCTTTCGATACCGTCAACAAACCATCTTTTCCCATATACAGGAACAATTGGTATATTTTTACCTGCTAGGTATTCATCTTCTAATATTTCACTTCCAGAAATTATATATTTATGTACTTTTCTACGTTTTACTTTTTTTTCACCTATTTTTTTGGAACCAATTGCTTTAAGTTCTCTTTTTAAATCTGTGTCCTCAAACTCATCCTCATGGTATCTCTCTTCTTCTCCCATTATATTTTTATAGATATATATAGTTTCTTTTTTTTCTTCAATTCTATAGTATTCTGCTATATATGTTAAGTCTGGAGTATACCAGTCATAGTCATCCCCCTCTGTAACTTTGGGTACTGGAGAAGGTTTGCTATCTGGATATTCCATCTCAAACTCTTCAGGAGTCATGGAAAATACAACATAAGCATATTTAGCATCAGATTTATCCTGTCTCTTTGCATCTAAG